ACTCCCTCCTTGCCATGAGAATGGATGTAGTGTAACATGACTATACAGTAAAACTAAAGCGTGACAACTTAGGCCACTGCCGAGAGCACGCGGCACGCCCACAGCGGCCGCGTGGCGACCATGCCAAAGGCCTCGTCTGCCCTCGACGCATGCGTATCAGTACTAATATCGCTTGCCTTCCACGTCCGAATAGCCACCCCGTTGTCACTATCAACCGCGTACGCCGATTGCCCACTGAAGGGCTCCTGAAGCCGGCACATGGCCATCGCGAACGCCTGCTCCTGGTGCACGATGTTCTGGTAGTACGCCGTCCCTGGCGTCATCACCAGCGTCAGCGGCGCGGCCGCGGTGGGCAGCACACTGACCGTCTGGCGCGGGTTCGCCGGCGTCGCCGGGCCGATAATCGGCGGGTAGATGGGGATGGTGGCCGTGCCGTCGGCGGCGCTGTTCACGTCGGCCGTGACGGTGAATTGGCGCGGCTTGCCGGTCGTCTGGAGCCCCACCGGGTTGACGCCGTTGACGTTCGCAATGGTGAACAGGTCGCCCTTGTTGAGGCGCAGCGCGGCGGCCGCCGTGAAGCCCGTGACGGTGATGGAGGCGCCACCGGCGACGGTCGTGGCATAGAGCGGGGCGCCACCGGCCGGGCCGGCGGTGTGGATGGAGACGTTCTGGTCCCACACCCAGGTGAGCCCGCCCGAGTCGCCCATGAGGCCGCGCTCGTACTGCCGCTTAATCTGCTCACTCGACTGGAACAGGCCCTTCAGTTCATTGACCACCTCGACCTGCTCCCACTGATTGAGGATGGCCCGCCAGGTCCCGTCAGCCGGACAGCCATTGTCGGCCAGCGTGGCCCCGGCCTGGAGGTAGGCCCGCCACTTGCTCGTGGTGGGCGAGGGCGCCGGAGACACCACGGCGTTGGGGACGGCCCAATACAGGCCCAGGCCAAAACTGTCCACCTTGTTGGCCAGGACAATGCCGGAGGGGGTGCCAATGCGCCGGCGCCAGTCATCGAGTGAGAGCGTCATCTCGAACGAGCTGAACTGCAGGTCAACATGCTCTTGTTGATCTATGGTAAGTGGGACTGACTGTTCAACATAGTCCTGCACCTGGAGGTTCGGACCGCTGACGGTGCGCAGCTGCGCCGGGAGCCGAATGGACAATGTCGGTCCTATTTTGTTCCCAGGCTCAGCGAATTCACTGGAATATTTGCGCAGGATCCCTTTGCAGAAAACCATGTTATTCATCGCGCATTCGAGCAATTCGCGTGTGATCATACCGATGGTCAGGGTGATGTTTGGCATAATACTCACCGTTCTAGGCGGCAGTTAGCGTGTCGTGATCATTGGCGGCTCCTTTGTTGCGTGGCGGCTATTTCGACCTAGTTTCCCTGGTTCTGTGGCGGCTTTCTTGGTACAATTACTCTATACTTCCCTTGTCCAGCTAGGCTCTGCAGGCCGAAAGCCCGTTTCCGGCGGGTTGCTGGACGCTCAACCCGGACCCCATAACGGAGATGGGATCATGCCAAAAGGTATTCCTCTCGCTACGCCTGAAGAACGTCAGGCCCGCAAAAATGCCAGCAATGCCCGCTACCGTGCACGCAATCACGCTACGTTGGCGGCCAAGCAAAAAACACGTGCTCGCCAGCAACGTGCGACCATGACGCCAGAAAAGCGCCAGGCGTCCAATACGCACAGAAACGCGGGGAATCGCAGGAGATATCACGCAAACCTTGAAGAAAGTCGCGCGTATGTCCGCACAAAACAACAAGAACGCCAGAGGGCGATGCCGCCAGAAGAACGCGCGAAAGCGAGGCCCTACCAGCGTCAGAAAGCGGCGATATCCCGTGCCAGAAACCGTGCAAAAATTCGCGCCAAAGCACGCCAGAAGCGTCTTGACCATGGCGAGGAGATGCGTGAGGCCGAACGCCAACGGCGCAAAGAACATCCTGGCGCGGGCAGCGCGCGCAAGATTGCCTGGAACAAAGCCCATCCGGAGAAGACACGTGTGGCGTCGCAGAAATGGAAAGCGGCCAATCCTGAGAAGGCGAAAGCGAGTAGCAATGCCTGGAAAGCGGCGCATCCTGACGTCAGATATCCTGCCACAGAGCGTGCGGCTGTTGAACGTCGCCGTGCACGGCTGGTCAATGCGCCGATCAACGATGTCACCACCGCACAACAGCAAGCCGTCATCGACACCGCCGATGGGGTGTGTGCTTACTGTCGGTTCTATAACCCTGCCTGCACGTTGTGTCAGAAGCATGCGCATAAACAACTCAGTATTGATCATATTACGCCACTCAGTAAGGGTGGTGCACATACACTCCACAACCTCGTTGCGGCTTGCCGGTCGTGTAACTCCAAGAAGAATACCAATCCTGCCCCTCTTCTCGTGCAACCGCTTCTCCTCTAGGCTTTATTCTTCCACACGGGCAATTGACTCGTCCTGATACGATACGCTCTGTATTCTTCCTGGCTCATCCCGTCATGGTACGCCGGGGGCGCCGGACTCCCCCCGCCCCCCACGGGCCGCATCGGCTCCGGCAGCGGCGCCTGCCCCCGGACCTGATCCGGGGGCAGGCGGGTGCCGTTCGCCTGGGGTGGCGCCGGCGGGGTCCCGTCCGGCGCCCCGCCCGTCGCCCCGGGCACCAGCGTCCCCGGCATCAGTCTCCCCAGCTCCGCGAACACCAGTGGTGGCGGCAGCGTGTTGAGTTTCGTCACGAGGTCCTGCTGCTGCGCCAGGGTATAGGCGAGCGCCGGACCCTCGGGGAGCATCATCAAGGCCTGCTGGACGTGCGGGGCGACCTTGCCGGCTAAGCCCTGCCGAACCACGTCGTCAAAATCCGGGTGGGCCTGCTTAAAGGCCGCCTCGCGCTCCATGAGCTGCTGCTGCGCGGCCTGCTGCTGCTCACGCTGGCGCTCGGCTAACGTCTGGAGATCGCGTGCCTGGAACTCCTGCTGCGCCTCGTAGCGGGCGGCCGCGCGCACGTAGTCATCGTGCGAGGCAAAGTGCTCTGCCTGCGGCGGACCTGCGGGTTGCGCGGGTGTCTGCGGCAGGTCCGGCGCGGCGCCTTGCAAGAGGCGGGTCAATGACTCAATCTGGCCTTGCTGCTGGGCGAGGCGCTGCTCGGCGGCCACTCTGTCGGTCTCGCGGGCGCGCTGCTCAGAGCGGTAGCGGGCGTTCAGGCGGTTGATGCGTTTGGCGACGTAATCGACCGTGGCGGTTTCAGGAATGTCGGCGTCGTCCCCCTCCCCCGCGTCCGGTGCCGCCAGGCCCGAATCTGGAGGAGGGGTGGACTGTGGAGGTGCTGAAGCTCCATTGGCAGCAGGCGGCTCTGTTTGGGCCTGTACGGCAGCGTCCTGCGCGCCAGTGCCACTGGTCGAACCGTCACCAGTTCCCACGGCGATATGCTCGCCTTGTTCGCCTATTTCATACGCGTCGATGGGCATGAGCCAGACTCCCTCGTCCCCAATCCCTCGGCAATACGCGCCACGGCAGCCATCCAGGCGCCCTGGGTCTGCTGGTCAAGGTCGCCCCAGGGGGGGATGTCGTCAAAGTCCCCGTCTGTCCAGCCACGCGCCTCGCCGTACGCGACGTAGGCGGCCCGCGCCAGGTCACCGAGGCTCATGGCGACACGTCCTGTCCATTGTTCCTCGTGATTTGCTGCATCTGAAGCATCAATTTTTGCTCTTCAATCCGCAACTTGCCTACGTCAATTTCATACTGCTGCTGGTTCTTTTGTGCTGCAAGCTGGTTTTCAGTCGATTTGTCAGCCAAACGAGCTTGCATGGTTGCGACAGACTGCTCGAGAAGCTTTACTTGTTGCACCGCAGCTTCTTCTGTCGCTTTCCCTTGCTGCATTTGTTCCTGAAGCTGTGTAAACTGCTCTCCCAACTGCGTGAGTTGGTTCTGGAGCTGGGCGACACGGGTTTCAGGGTTCGCATCCTTGGTCGCAGCCAAAGCAGGGGCAGGCACAACGGTCTTCAGGCGAGCCGAGATCTCGTCTGAGTGGGGGATGTCCATGTCGGAAACCCACAAATCACTATAGAGCGGTACGAGGTCGGGCTGCGCCTGTGCGAGCAAGCCCAACTTCTCGACAGACATCTCGCGTTGGGTCGAAAACGCGGGACCGCTCGACACGACCACATCAAATTGACCTTGCCCAAGCATGTGGGTCTGTGTCTCGCCCGCACTGTCCTGCGTTGGTTGATTCACTTTGGCCATACTGACCGTCCCATCCGTGGCAACCTGCCTGAGTTCCGTCGGACCGGCATGGAGCTTGCGTAACACGTCCACGAGTTGCATGCCGCACGCTCTGATAGACCACGCTAAATTATCGACGAAATTGAACGTGCTCTGATCCCCCTGCGTGCGCTCTTGCCGGATGGCGGTGCCGCTCTGGTCGCCCTGCGGCTGCCCGACGGACGGCGCGTACATCCCCAGACT